CAATACAGGCTCGCGAACGATGGGCCCACCCACCCCAAAAGCAAAAGGGGTCCCAAGACATACACCTATACAGTTTGTTTTAGACTTAAATCTGTGGTAAATTTGAAACGAGAGGAAAACAGAATCTAAAAAAATTCTGCAAAAATTTTTTATGAACGCTTTACCAGAAGAAATCTTACGCTGCTTTAGAAAAGACTTTACCGAACATTTATCATACGAAGAACTTCAACACTTAAAAAGATTAAAAAATTCTTTTGAAAAAAAAGAAAAGGTAGAAAAAATATCAAATGACTTTATGGCTTTTGTTAAGGAGATGTGGCCAGAGTTTATAGAAGGCAAACATCACAAAGAAATTGCAGACAAGTTTAATAAACTTGCAAATGGAAAATGTAAAAGACTAATCATCAATATGCCACCGCGGCACACGAAGAGTGAATTTAGTTCCTTCTTACTTCCTGCGTGGATGGTGGGACGTAGACCAGATTTAAAAATTATCCAATCAACACACACCACTGAACTCGCGATCCGCTTCGGACGTAAAGCGAAAACTTTAATGGACTCCCCGGAATACAAACGAGTTTTCGATACAAGACTAAGAGAAGATTCGCAAGCCGCGGGTAAATGGGAGACTGAACAAGGTGGTGAATACTATGCAGCCGGTGTTGGTTCAGCAATCACGGGCCGTGGTGCGGATTTACTTATTATAGATGATCCACACTCGGAACAAGACGCAATGAATCCCGAAGCGCTGGAGCGTGCTTATGATTGGTATACATCAGGCCCACGACAACGTTTACAACCAGGTGGTGCGATTGTATTGGTTATGACACGTTGGAGTGTAAAAGATTTAACATCAAAATTAATTAGCTCACAAAAAAATATTAAAGCAGATAAATGGGAAGTAATAGAGTTTCCAGCTATTATGCCATCAGGCAAACCTATTTGGCCAGAGTATTGGAAGAAGGAAGAACTTGAAGGAGTTAAAGCTTCTATCTCTGTTGGTAAATGGAATGCACAATGGATGCAGAATCCAACAGCAGAAGAAGGTAGTATTTTAAAAAGAGACTGGTGGCGAGTTTGGGAAAAACCTGGAATACCACCTTTACAACATATTATTCAAAGTTATGATACCGCGTTCAGTAAAAAGGAGACAGCTGATTATAGTGCGATTACAACGTGGGGAGTCTTTTATCCGGATGAAGATTCCCCAGCGCATTTAATCTTACTTGATGCGTTTAAAGAACGATTAGAGTTTCCAGAACTTCGTAAAGAAGCACTAGAGCAATATAAGTATTGGAATCCTGATACAGTTATTATTGAAGCAAAGGCCAGCGGTCAGCCATTAACTTATGAGTTGAGAAAACTTGGAATACCTGTTATAAATTTCACACCTAGCAAAGGACAAGATAAACACGCTAGGGTAAACGCTGTCGCTCCGATGTTTGAGTCGGGGATGATCTGGGCGCCTGACGAAGAGTTCGCAGACGAAGTTATAGAAGAATGTGCATCATTTCCGTTTGGAGATCACGACGATTTGGTGGACAGTACAACACAAGCGATAATGCGTTTTAGACAAGCAGGATTTGTTAAAATGCCTGATGACTATGAGGAAACTCCATTACCGCGAATAGATAAGGAATACTACTGATGGCATCAGAAGAATACACAGAATCAGAAATTTCAAAGATAGTTAAACGTCTTATGGACGAAGAAGGGTTTGAGTTTGGAGAAGCGGTAAGAGAAGCGATGGAACAAACTAAAAAATTTGAGTCGAAAGCGGACGGCGGATCGATTGGTATAGAAATTTTATTTGAACCGAAGAGAGAAAAGTTTAGTATTGGTGGTAGAACTCACTACTCAGGAAGTTCAAATCCACTAGCAACTTATAAAAGACAAGGATATCAAGTTCAAAAAAATCCACCTAGATATGATTCACGTGCAACAGCTCAAGATTATACAAACGCTTTAAAAAATGTAAGTGCTGGAACAACTAATCAACAACAAGCAGACTCTAAAAGATATGCAAGACAAGAAGCTAATAGAATGCTAACTGACGCTTTTAGATCAGGAAATCAACAAAGTATACAAAATCTTTATAATCAGTTTGGATTTAATGCAACTGCTCCAGGGAGTCAGTTGTTTAACAGAGGAACAACTTCTGGAACTCTTAATCAAATAATAGGCCTTCCTTACTCTAAGAAAGATCAAGTATTAGATCAGATGGTACAGCGAATGTTGTCTTACCCAACAAAAGGCAGTTCAGCTCCGATGAAAAAAAGTCCTCTACAGTTAAAGATAGAAGAGAACCAAAGACTTTTTAATGAATATGTTAAAAACAATCCTCCTCTAACAGGAATTATAACAGGACCAAAAGGAGGGACACCAACTTCTCCAGGCTTACCACCATACCTAGACAAAAATTTATTAAGTCAACTTACAATGTTAACTCCTGAAGAAGCTTTTGCAGGAGAAACGTTTGACACCTTAAGTGATTTAGATCAATATAATTTTGCACAAGCATTTACTCAATTTAAACCACAATTAAGAGATCCTACATATGTTTCTCCGTACGGTATTGATGATCAGCAAATATTTTCTAGAAGATATGGTATTAAAGACGGCGGTCGAGTGCCTGCGTTGAGTGGTGGATTGATGAAACTTTTAGCAGAAAGTGCTGCAAAAGGTAAAAAAGGAATAATGGAATTAGTAGAAACAGGTAAAGGTAAATTTGATGAATTTGTAGAAACACAAACAAGTAAAAAACCTTCAGATAGTTTTACACCTCAAAACATTACAGCAGATTTAATTGATGGACCCATTACTGTAGAAAAAATGGCAAACCTAGATTCAAAAACTTTAAATATTATAAAAAATACATACGACCAAGGTTTGTATAAAGAAATGCCTGAAATTTTAAAAGCAGGAAACTTATTAGAAAGATTTACTAAAGTTGTAAAAGGTGAAAGAATTATAGATTATGAAAGAGCAGAAGCAATTTTAGGTGTACCTTTAAAAGGTGATGAAACACTTAATGATTTATTTAAAATAGAATTTAATACAAGACCTGTAGAAACAATGGCAGACGGCGGTCGAGTCGGATTGTTTATGGGCGGTCCACCATTAGAGGGCCAAGCATTATCGATTTATGACTCAATGAACAAGTATGGTTTTAGTGATCAAGAAATTGCAAATGCATTAGCGGAACGTGGATTGTATACCCCTGGTGGTACAACAGAAGAAACAGAAATTATTGCATCAGCACCGAATATAATTAATCAACAAACTGGTGGTGATGGACCTCCAGGACCTGCTCCTACAGGAACTAAAACTTATGGAAAAACTTTTACTGGAATGACTATGCCAGATGGAACTCCAATAGGATCATCCGGTGTAGTTGAAGGACCAGGAATAATTGATGGTTTAAAAAATGCAGCTACTGGTTTATTTGATTTATATCAAAAATTTTCACCATTCGGAATTGTTTCTAAATTTATGAAAGACAGAGCTGAAAAACAAGAAACACTACAAAATAACGCAATTGAAAAAGCTCGGAAAGAAAGAGAAATGCAACAAGCAATTAAAGATGCAGAAGCTGCTCAAGCCGCGTTAGATAATGCAGTAAGAACTGGAAGAAGACCAGGATCAGGAAGTGGACCAACAACTAAAGATGACGGTGGAGGAAGTGCTGGCACAGGTGGTTATTCTTATGATGCCGGTGGTAGAGAAGGTTTTGGTTATGGTCTTAAAGAAGGCGGCCTCGCTACGATGTTCACTAGGAGGCGATAGTGGCCGTTGTTCAAGAATTAACAGAAAGATATGCAGATAGACCTGGAAAAGGTTTTGTAAAAAATAAAATTGCATCAAGAATTTCTTTAGAAGAATTAAGAAAAGTTCCTGGGTTTATAAGAACCACAACAGAAGGTGTAGTTTTTGATACATTAAAAAACGCTAAAAATTTTGCTAATGGGTCAGTGTTAGAAAATGCTAAAAAACAAGCAATTAGGTCTAGAGCAGATGCTAGTGGTATTGCAAGACAAAAGAAAAATTTAAATCCAAAATTATTTGATAGAATAATTGAACTAGCTGAAGAAGGAAAAACTTCTGTTGCAAAAATAGGTACAGATCCAAAAGTAATAAAATTAAATAATGGTAAAAAAATAGATTATCAAAATATAAAAAATATTATTGTTCGTGAAAAAGGAGAAAAATTTTTTAATAAAGTAGCTGAAACAAAACAGTTTGCAAAAGGTGCAGATAGAATTTTTCTTGAAAAAAATTTAGATAATCTTATGGAAGATTACTACAAAGGCATAGGAACAAGAAAACTTACTGATAAGTATCTCCCCAATTCAAATGCAGCTAAATCTCTTTCTTCAAGCACAGTGTTAGAAGATGTTATAAGAGAAAATACTGATCCTAAAAAATTAGCTAATCGACCCGCAGCTATAGGAGCTAATCAATATGGTACTAGAAAAGAACAAATAAAAGTTTTAAAAGATTTTCAAAACTATCTTTCTAAAAATACAAAAAAATTTACAAGCAAGGCAACAGCAGAATCTAATTTAAAAAATTTATTTAAAGGTTCAGATTCTGGCACAATCGGTAACTTTGTGGCTAGAACAAATATTTTAAGAAAAGCTTATAATTCTAAAACTTTACCCGAGGGATTTAAAGTAAATCAAAAAGTAAAAAACTTAATAAAAAATTTACCAGCACAAGATTTTGTAGAGTCAGAATTAAGAGCTTTAGGTTTTTCCGAAAAAACAATTAAAAGTATGAATCAAGTAGAAACAGCTGTTCAAAAGATGACAAATGCCTCTACGCAATTAGAACACGCTTTACCAAGATCTATAATTAGAGCTTTAGATTTACCACAAAAATATTATTTAACAGCAGAGAGAACAACTAACTTTTTAAATAAATTTAAAATGCAGTTTGATGCACAGATGAAAAATGCTGCGATGACTTATGCTGAAAGTAATCAAACACCATCTGATTATAAAAAATATATTAGTAAAGTTAATCAAATTAGAAACAAAGTTAAAAAATTAACAGGAGGTTATGAAATAGGTTATGTAGATTTTGATAAAGCGGGAAATGCTATACCAGTTACTAATCAAGCTTCTATTTTAAGAAAAGGAGATGCAGAAAGTATAAAAGCAAAAGGTATAGAAAATTTTAAAAAGAATCTTCAATATCATAATAACTTATTTAAAAATTTTAGTAAAAATCCAGAGTCTGCAGATTTTTTTACTTTAAGAGAAGAAATATCTGAATCTCCTCGTCCATTTGTAGAAGAGTTTATTCAAAAAGTAAAATCAGTTCCTGGTGGGTGCCGAGCTGTTGTAACAAGAGCGTTGGGTGGGCCCATTAATAAATGCGAAGCAATAATAAAAGCAGATCCTGAAAGAGCTGCTGCTAAATTAAACAATACAATCACAGCAACTAAAGGACCACTTAAAGATTTAAAAGAAGACTCACAAAAACTTATTCGTTTATTTCGAGGCGAACCTTTTAAACCACGAAATAAAGAAGCTATAAAAGCATTAGCTAAAAGATTTAATGTATCAGAAGCCGAGGCTTCTAAAAGAGTATTAGGTGGACAATTTTTTAGTGCTAATCCAGATCTAGCTAGAGGATATACAGGAAATACTTTTATGGATAATTTTGGTAGAACAAAATACGTAGATTTAACTCCTAAAGAATTTCAAGATACAAAAAGATATGTTGAAAGAATAAATAAAACTAATGATGTAGGTGGTGGTACAAGATTTCCTGTATCTCGAAGAAATGATGGAAACAATATTCAAATTATGCCAAGAAGAAAATTAAAACAACTTGAAGACACTGGTAGAATGAAGAGTAAAATGACAATGTTTGGCAACGTAGATACACCTCCAGGAACATTAAAATATGACAGTGTAAAAGGTGGATTTATTGATCCAGCAGAACCAACAAAAATAATAGATCAAGCACAAATTACAGCCTGGGCTAAAGAGAATCCAATGCCAGTTAAAGTTGGTGAAGAACCACTTAAAGTTGCAACCAATAAAAGTGTTTTAAAAAATGTAGGTAAAACTTTAGCCACGATCGGAGCTCCGCTACCCACGGCTCTTATAGATGGCTACTTTATTAACCAACAAGTAAAAGAGGGTAAAGGCACAGCAGAAATTGCAAGCAATCCATTAAATTGGTTAGGACTTGCTACTATGTCGACATTATCAGATGTATCGGGTGTATCAAAACCCGGTAAGTTAAATGCGGCCCTAAGATTAGGATTGAATCCTGGTGTAATTAGGGGTATAAGTAGGTTTGCGGGTTTACCGGGACTTGCGATAAGTACAGCGTTAACTGCATATGATCAGTATCAAAAATACAAAGATGGAGAGGGATTCATTTTTAACCTGTTAAACCAAAAGGGAACCGAATAGATGGCTACAATAGATAAACCAATTCCAAACGTTTCAGAAACTGTAATTGAAGTTCCAAAACAAGAAGAATTAGTTCAAGAACGAGAAGAGATAACAGAAAAGAAAAATCAACAAGGTAACGTAGAAGTTACTATGGATGAAGAGGGCGGTGCAGAAATTGCATTTGATCCTAGAGCCATAACAGAAGAAGGTGGTCAAGACCATTTTGAAAACTTAGCAGATTTTTTAGGTGAACAAGTTTTAGAACCATTAGGTGCTAAAATGGTAGATGACTATAATGAATACAAACAATCTCGTGGTGATTGGGAAGATACATACAGAAATGGTTTAGAACTTTTAGGATTTAAATACGAAAGACGAACAGAACCTTTTAGAGGTGCATCAGGTGTTAACCACCCTGTACTTGCTGAAGCGGTTACACAGTTTCAAGCGCAAGCTTATAAAGAATTATTACCAGCTGACGGACCTGTCAGAACTCAAATTATGGGGAACGTAGATGTTGCTAAAGAAGAGCAATCAAAACGTGTTAAAGATTTTATGAATTATCAAATTATGGATCAAATGAAAGAATACGAACCAGAGTTTGATCAAATGCTTTTTTACCTCCCTCTATCCGGATCTACCTTTAAGAAAGTTTATTATGACTCTCTTTTAGGTAGAGCGGTTTCTAAATTTGTACCAGCAGATGATTTGATTGTACCATACTCTGCAAACAGTTTAGAAGATGCAGAGGCAGTCATTCACGTAATAAAAATTTCTGAAAACGAATTAAGAAAACAACAAGTTGCAGGATTTTATAGAGACATAGAACTAGGAGCACCGCCTGTTACAGAAAATCAATTACAAGATAAAAAATTAGAGCTAGAAGGAATTTCTAAAGATGGCCAAGAAGATCAGTATACTTTGTATGAAGTACATACTAATTTAGATTTAGAGGGTTACGAAGATGTAGGTGAAGATGGTGAACCTACAGGAATTAAACTTCCTTATGTTGTAACTGTGGCTGAAGCTGGTCAAAAAATTTTATCAATTAGAAGAAACTATAATCCTCAAGATCCATTAAGAAAAAAAATAAATTACTTTGTACAATTTAAATTTTTACCTGGCACAGGATTTTATGGTTTTGGATTAATCCATATGATTGGTGGGTTAACTAGAACAGCTACTGCAGCGTTAAGACAATTACTTGATGCCGGTACTTTAGCTAACTTACCAGCAGGTTTTAAATCTAGAGGTATAAGAGTTAGAGATGATGCACAACCATTACAACCTGGTGAATTTAGAGATGTAGATGCACCTGGTGGAAATATTAAAGATCAGTTTATGACTTTACCTTTTAAAGGTCCTGATGCAACACTATTACAATTAATGGGTATAGTGGTTCAAGCAGGTCAAAGATTTGCAGCAATAGCTGATATGCAAGTTGGTGATATGAATCAACAAGCAGCAGTTGGAACTACAGTTGCATTATTAGAACGTGGTTCAAGAGTTATGTCTGCAATTCACAAAAGAATGTATGTTGGTTTAAAACAAGAGTTTAAATTATTAGCAGAAGTTTTTAAAACTTATCTTCCACCAAACTATCCATATGATGTACCTGGTGCAAGACGTGAAATTAAAGTACAAGACTTTGATGAACGGGTAGATATTTTACCTGTAGCAGATCCAAATATTTTTTCTCAAACACAAAGAATTAGTTTGGCACAAAGTCAATTACAACTGGCGCAGTCAAATCCTCGTATACATAATTTATATCAAGCATATAGATCTATGTATGATGCGCTAGGGGTGAAAAATGTAAATGCTATACTTCCACCACCTGCTCCACCACAACCAATGGACCCAGCGTTAGAAAATATTATGGCAATTAACGGAAAACCATTTCGAGCGTTTCCAGGACAAGACCATAA